CTCACGCCAGAACCATCAATTCCAGAGTGGCTTACTACAAGGTGCTGTTTGGACCAATCGTGCATGCATGCGAGAAGCGTATGTTCGAAAGTTCGAAATTTGCAAAGTATGTGCCACAAAGGGAAAGATGGCGATTCATATTCCGGCGGTTGTGGTGTCCTGGGGCGGCCTACACAACGACTGATTTCGATCAGTTTGAAAGCCATTTCATAAATGTTGTCAAAGAGGTGTTGGTGATTCCTATGTACAGTGGGTTGTTGCGCGAATGTCAGGAGGTTCGCGAAACATTTTTGGGAAACTACCGACGCTTTATACTTGCGCCCCAAGGGCAACATTTGGTCAGCAAATACTTCGAGCTGCTGTTCGCAGAACTTGAGTGTTCAGGTGAGATGGACACGAGTTTCAACAACGGCGGCAGCAACGCGTGTTTGTTCGACTTCTTCAATTTTGAAAAGGATTTTGTTGAAACTGAAACTAATACCGAAAGCCCAAACCAGATCGTCGCTGAGGGCGACGATGGTGTGAGTAGGAACGATCCTGACAAGGTAGTCGACGGTGCCGACTACAGGAAAGCCGGATTCATGATGAAGCAGATCATCGTGCATAACATCGAGGATACGGACTTTTGCGGCATCTACGGCGAATCTGATGACTTCATGTCAACGACTGACCCCAGAGAGTGTTTGGGCACCTTTGGGTGGTGCCTCAGTCGGTATGTGAATTGCAAGCGCCCACGTCTGTTGGAGCTGTTGCGGGCTAAGTCGATGTCCTATTTCGACCAGTATGAAAGATCTCCTATCATACAGTCATTAGCTCTATATGGCATGCGCGTGACGAAACATATAGACATGGAACGATATTTCAAGAAAGACAGGTACACTAATCGATGGGATATGGAGCAATATCTCGCAGCATACGAAAGGCTGCGTTCCAAAAGTTTGACGGTACTGCCGGTGCATGAAGGTTTGCGCCGTGTGGTTGAATCGCGTTTTGGAATATGCGTGCGTGACCAAATTGAAATTGAGCGTTATCTGGACAGTCTCGATCGTCTCACGTTCTTTAACAACCAAACACTGTTTGATATCATGCCGAACATGTATATAGACTACGGCCTGCGTTACACCTACTGGGAGGGGGAATGCAGTGAGCCGTTTGTCGATGCCGTGTATGACAACATGCCCGACATATCGTGTGTGACAAACAGTTGGTTGTTGCGGGGTTAAGCTCCGCGGAAGCAGCAAAGAGTGTGGTGAGGCACACTTCCTAGAACTGCGTTAGGGCCAGGGATGGTTAAAATATCTTGCTTTAGGGTTTCAAGAAAACTCATCGGCGC